GTATATTGGGATTTTAGAATTCTAAAATTGCATAATCATAAGCAAGAGTAACTGTAATTTCAGCAGGGTCATTAGAAGACCAATCTAAGTTACCAAAGTTAGCTTGAGTGATAAATGCACCTTTTAAAGTCCATTGTTCAATTTTATCACCAACTGGTCCTAACATATAGCATTGGATATCTTTCTTATAGAAATCTGCATATCCATCTCTACCTGTTAGAGATTCGTGAGAGGTTCTTACCCACTCCATTATTGCTTGTGCTCCACTTGGAACGATTGGGTCAAATAGAGTGATTTCTACATCCTGCCATTCACCTTTACCTTTCAATTGTCTTTTAACATTGATGTGGTCAAGTGTTACCTTTTCGAACTGAATCGTAGGTCTGTTAGCAACTCTAATAAGATATGAAGGGATACCATCAATTTCCATGATGAATCTGTTCTTCATCTTTGGTTCAAAGTTGGTATAGAACATATCGTTAAATTCTAATACTTCTGCCATTTTTTATTCTCCTATTATACTACTATAAATATAGTTTCCTTTATTTTTTAATTATTATGCCGTGAACGAAGCTCCAGTCGGTAGAATGTTGAAATCAAGTACAATGAATTCAGCAGTTTTAGTTGGTTGTAGATAAATCTGACCAGCTAAGATGTTTCTATCGATTACATCTGGAGTATTATTTGTTTCATCCATTACAACTCTAAACGCATATAAACCTTGTCTTTGTTGGATTCCCTCTAAATATGGGTTTACTGTGTTTAAGAACTTAGAACGAGTTGTAGCAGTGTTTTGTTCGAATACTAAGTATCTTGAAGTTGAAGCGATATACTTCTTAACTTTGATAAGTAATCTACGAACATTAATTCTATCAAGAGCTGAAGCTCTATCTTGAAGGGTTTTCTGACCGAATGCAACAATACCTTCTCCTGGGAATTGTGCGATTGGGTTGATTTTTCCTTCATATAATGTATCTCTTTCAGAGTGTGTTAATCTGTTAAGAACTGAAACAGCACCTACGATACCACCACGATTAAGACCTGCAGGAGCGAACCACTCAGCAGCAACTGCATCGTTAGCAGCATAAATTCCTGGCATCAATACAGATGGTGGAACTGAAGTTAGTTTATTAGTTCTTGAGTCGATTGTTTTAACCCATGGGTAGTAAGTACCAACATAGTTAGAATCTACTGCCTGTCCTTGGTCTACTGCATCTGTAATTGTTGCATCAGCACCAACTACATCACCAATGAAAAATGCGTCTTCTCTAGCTTCACACATATCAACGATTTTATCGAATACATACGAGTGATGTTGTCTTACAATACCAGGTGCAGATACTAAGTTAATATCGAAATCATCTGGGTTAGATACTGAGTTAATTGCTTTTACATAAGAAACTGAACCGCTAGATGTTGAACCAGCTAAATCAAATCCTTGTGAGTTACCTGAAGAAATATCTGTTCCTTTATCACTAGATACTGTTGGAGATACACCATCGAATCCGCCTTGGAATCCTACAATGAGTTGTCTCTTATTAATATCTGCAGCTGATGAACCAGTTAATTCATAAGATAATTGAGAATCAAATGCAAATACTACATTTGAACCAGTTCCAGCGTTTGTTGGGATTGGTTTTAAGTAATGTGCATTATCAATTTTAGTTACAGATGTTTCTAAATCAATACCACTATAAGATGTACCATTAGATGCAGTGTTTGAATCTGAATCTGTTTGGAAAACTACAGCAGGTACTTCTGAACCACTTGCAACTAAGATTGGGTTTTGATATTCTGCATGTCCAAATGGTCCCGCGATGATAGGGAATGAACCTTCGTTAGAACATTCTACTCTAATATAAGATGAACGGTTTCGGTAATCACCATTTAGAGTTTGTTTTCCGTTTGCATCAATAGTAATATTGATATCACCAATTACTTTCTTAATGTAATTTGGAGATGCAGGGTCTAAGTTAACATTATTAAATGTTTCTAAAATTGAAGGTCTCTTATCTGTATCAGAATATCCGCGAACCACGATAGAGAATGTTGCATAATCAGTAGCATTAGATTCTCCAGCAGCTTTTACATTAAAGATACCAATCTTATATTCTTTATTATAGTTAGAACCATCACCTAAAGTGTGGAAACGGAATAGGTCATGTCTTTCACCTGATATCAACTGTGATTTAATCCAAGGAGTTGTTGCGTGTTGAATATCAAATCCAAAATCTTGGTCTGGTAAAGTTTCTAAAATTACTTCACCACCAGCAGTTAATGTTGATGCTAAATCAGTTGCTGCTTTTTCGAAGTAAACATATGAGTAAGCTTTTTTCGAACCACGAGCAGACTCACCAAATACATCTGATAAATCATTTGCTGCAGATGGTAAGATAGATGCTGATACTGCAGTTCCTAACGCTGAACCACTAATTGAGAACGCAGAAGCACTTGGTTGAGCATCAATAGTAGTAGATGGTAAACCTACCGACTCATCTCCATTATGAGTTACGAAAAGAGAACCTACTACTTTAATAGCACCAGAACCACTTGCCTGAACTTTGATTGCTACAGGGTCAACATGAGTATAACCACCGGTGTGTCCAACACGAACGATAGTTACAGTTCCAGCTTCTCTTAAATAATTTTGTACGGTATATCCTGTATAGTATGTTCCATCAGGTGTACCGAAGATTTTTTCAAATTCTGATTGGGTGTTTACAACGGTTGGTACGAACGCAGGTCCTTTATGGAAAGGTCCAATTACTGCTGCTCCGATTTCTCCAATCCCTTGTGCTAAGAAAGAAAGGTCATTCTCTCTCGTAAATACACCAGGTGATACAATTTTTTCTGCCATGTTATTTTACTCCTTGTTAATAAAATTGTGTATGAATACACATATAAATATAAGATAACTTTTCCAAAAGTATATTTTTCTTACTCTGAAACTTCTTCTTTAGAGATTGGAGTGAATGTATTTGTTGTTGGGTCGTAATTACCATCACCATATTTTTCATTCAATCCCTTAAAAAGGTCTTGTTCTTGTTGTTGTAACCCTTTGTGTTTTTCGATTAGTTGTTCTTCTAAATCATCTAGTTCATCTAATCTTCTGTTTCTCTCAATAGATAATTGTCCTAATTGAGTAAAAACATTTGCAACTTCTTGACGAAGTTGGTTAATCGATTGTACTTCTTCTTCTGTAAATTGGATTGTTTCTGCCATTTTAATATAACTTTTTAATTATTTAATTTATATATATAAATATAT